GTCATATAACTTTGAAACAAACTCTGTAGAAGAAGCACCTATTTTAAAAATAGAAAAACCTATGCACACAAACTTAGTAGTATACAGATTTGAAGATATGGACGACATACAATATAAACACGGCAATACTGTAACTATAAATAAAGGGATTACAATAACTAAAGACCACCCTATATATAAAGAAGACGGAACTATGGTTTGTTTAGACCCTGCAAAGGCAAAAGAATTATATAATCTAGATGCACAAGAAATACAAAAAGGTGATAAAATTAGATTTATGGATAAAATAAGAGAAGTAAAAGACTATTTAGATTCACCAAATGAATTAGAAACTTATACAATACTAACAAAAAATAATAACTTTTACGCAGGTGGCGTATTAGTTCACTCAGAAATAGGGGAATAAGATGTACGGCAAAAGAAAAGCTATGGGTAGCAAACCTAAAAAGAAACGTAATATGAAAAAAACACGTCAAGGAAATGGTCGTGGTACAAAAAGAAAATATAGGAAGAAAAAATAATGGAAGTAAGTAAAGACAGCAAGTTTACATTTAGTTTAGAAACATTGATTTCTTTAGGTGTTACTATATTTATGGTTGTGGGTATGTGGTTTACCTTGCAAGCTGATATAAAAGAGGCTAAAGAATTACCTGAACCACCAATAGGTAGAACAGAATATGATTTAAAAGACCAGATGATTAGAAACACAATTTTAGAAACTGAAAAAGATGTAACTGAAATTAAAGAACAGCAAAAAGAAATGCGTGAAGATGTAAAAAATATTGAACGTATGATGATGCAGAAATGAGGTATAGAAATGAATTGGTACTATGGTATCTTTTGGTTACTTGGATTTTCGTTGTGGCTTACGCCATTACACTCTCAAGGTAAGTTAAAAGATTTACAACAAATACAACTACTAAGTCAAGATGATTGCGTAATAGTTCAAGTCAATGCAGACTGGAATATTAAAGCTTCCATAAATTTAGGTAGACTAAGTAATTGTAAATGGTTTAACGCAAGCATAGATGATAAAGAGTATGGAGCTGTATTAGCTAATGAGTGGAACATTAAATCAGTTCCAACTATTATTATGTTTGAATATGGAAAAGAAATAAAAAGATTTGAAGCTGGTTTAAGTTTTAATTTAGATGAAGATAAAATTAAAAAAGAAATCAGAAAAGAAATAGATGAAATAATGTTGAGGAGGTTTCAATGATGTATTACTTAAGTATGTTTTATAAACAAATACTAGGTTGTTTATTGTTGTTTAGTTCTTTGTTTGCACAAGACTTTTTTAAGTTTAGCACAATATACGCAGCATATAGTTTTAGTAGTCCAGTAACTAAAGAACTACAATATCAAGTATCTGGTGGACAATTACAAGAGCTACAAGAAGAACTTGATGACCATACTATAATGACTGTAGGTATTAGAAAGCTTGCAAGGTTTGGTTATGAAAATAAACCTGAAGTATGGTACACTGGTAAAGAAGCACCGATTAATGAAAGTGTTGCTATTGGTAATATTACTGGTTGGGAATATGTAATAGAATATTCAGACCATAAAGAGTTTGAAGAAGAATTTAAAAACCAACAATATATGTTAAGATATTTAGGTAATCATTTTTTAGCAAAACTTAATTACGATTCAAGAGGTTTAGAAGACGTAGAGTTTGCAGCTTTAGATATGAGATATAAAAAAGATTTTGGTAATCTTGCATTGTCTATGGGTGTAGCAGGTAGAAGCCACCCAGCATACTTAGACTTTAGACCTATTGATTTATGGTGGGACGAACAAGGTATAGACATTAGTGAGTCTACACCTTTTTGGGAGTTTGCTTATTTCTATGGATATACAGATGAGTTTGTAGAACAGTTTACACAATATGGTTACAGTTACTTTGATTACAAATGGTATGATGCAGAAGGCAATCTTGTTGCTAACACAGATGACCAATTCTACAAACAGATTTATGGTAGAATAGTAAGAGAGTATAATGAAGAATATGCTAAAGACTTAGGTTATCAAAATGAATTATCTTTAAGTGTAGGTACAGATTATTATAAATATACACCAAAGAATTGGTTTCACTTTTGGGCTACTGCATATCCAATAACTAAAGGTATGTCTGATTATTCATTTAACTATGAAGTAGCAGAAAATGGTATGGACTATGACTTAGGATTAGTGTATGGCTGGAAGCTTACTAAAAAGTTTGGAGTTTTTTTAGAAGCTAGATATTTAAATATGTATGATGTCCAATCTTATGAAGCTAAGACTGGATTTAATTGGTTGATTTACTAAGAAATCAGATGATAAAAGTTACTAAATTATCAGGTAAACGAAGAAAGTATAATTTTAATGGCAAGAAAAAAAAGAAAAGCAAAAAAAAGCTCAGGAAAAAAACCAAATCCTACAAATAAAGCACTGTACTCTAGAGTAAAATCAGCTGCTAAACGTAAATTTGATGTATATCCTTCTGCGTATGCTAATGCTTGGTTAGTTAGAGAGTATAAAAAACGTGGTGGTAGGTATAGTTAATGGCTTACAAAGGTGGTTTAACCAAATGGTTTGGGGAAAATTGGGTAGATATTGGTGCACCTAAGAAAGGTGGGGGCTACAAAAAATGTGGACGTAAATCTACAAAAGGTAGTAAAAGAAAATATCCAAAATGTGTACCAGCAGCTAAAGCTGCACGTATGACAGCTTCACAAAAAAGAAGTGCAGTAACTAGAAAGAGAAGTAAAAAACAAGGCGTAGGTGGTAAACCTACTAATGTAAAAACATTTGCTAAAAGAACTAATAGTAAGAAAAGAAGATAATTATGGCTAAGAAAAAAGACTCACGTTTAAAAAGAGCTGGTGTATCTGGATATAATAAACCTAAACGTACACCAAATCACCCTAAAAAATCTCATATTGTTGTAGCAAAAGAAGGAAGTAAAATTAAAACTATACGTTTTGGACAGAAAGGTGCAAAGACTGCAGGTAAACCTAAAGCAGGAGAGTCAAGACGTATGAAGATGAAAAGAAAAAGTTTCAAGGCAAGACATAGAAAAAATATTGCCAGAGGAAAAATGTCAGCTGCTTATTGGGCTGATAAAGTTAAATGGTAAAAGGAGATTCAAATGAATATAGTATTAAGTAAATTGCTTACAGGTTTATTAAGTGAAAAGATTTTAAAAGCTGTGCTATTAAAACTTGGTGACCATTTAATCTTAAAATCTAGTAATAAACTAGATGATGAGATTTGGGACGAAGTTAAAAAAGCATTAAAATAAAAGGAGATACAATGAATTGCGAGTGTAATTGTTGTGGAGGCTGTTAGTGCCTAAACAACCTATTAGTGTTAAACGTTTTGATAAAGGGTTCGTTGATAAAATATCTCAAAGAGATTTAATATCGGGAACATTAGCAGAAGCATTAAATGTAGATGTTTCTGTACAGGGAGCTGTCACAAATAGTGATAGCTTTTCTGATGCTAGTGCTACCCTTACTTCAGGTAGTGGAGGAACAGCTATATCTAACGCTAACCTATCCTTGTTAGAAGGGTATGGGATTTTTGCGTTCAAATCTGATGTAGCACCTAAATCAAGTAAGAGCTCTGGTGAGCACTTAATATATACTAGTGGTACAGGTAAAGTATTTATTAATGATTCTGCTTCAT